CAAATAATTTGATTTATACCGAAAGAGTCGGGGGCACAAAAGGCTGTGAACTTACAAATAGGGCTCCAAGCGGTAGTGTTACCCTCGAGGCACCGGCGTTAGGTACTAAAAACTTTTTCACCATTGCGACGACAACAGCGACTGGAAATCTAACGTTCCAGCATGGTCAAACTGCGGGAAATCGTGTAACTCTGACTCTTGGCCAATGTGACCTGCAAGCTCCGTCTTATTCAGACGCTGATGGTGTTTCGATGTTAAATATCGATTACACAGCAATCCCTACTGCTGCAGGGAATGATGAATTTTCTCTCAAGTTTCATTAATATTGCTTAGAAATAGCAAAGGGTCTACCCTACGTGGGCGTATTAACTCCTTATGGCATTCGTCCTAAAGCAATCTGATAGTTATTCCTGGCCTGTCAAAGTTGACCTTCCTGAAGGTGGCAAATTAAAGCGCCATACTTTTGAAGCGGAATTTAAAAATATTTCCCAGTCTCGTTTTCAGGAAATGATTGATCAATCTAGTGCTGGTGAAATAAATGATATTGATGTTGTTCGAGAAGTCATGATTGGATGGTCTGGGATATTGGATGAGGAGGGTGAAGAGATGCCTTTTGTAAAAGCAAAATTTGAAGAGTTATTAGATGTCTTAGGGATTCCAACGGCTATTGCTAAATCTTTTATTGAAAGCCGGATGGGAGCCAAAAGAAAAAACTAGAAGCCGCTGCTATCTATTGGTGTAGTGGCGGAAAAAGGGAAAAAGGCGAAGTGGATGCGGCGGCGGCAGCCTTTGGGATCGCATTACCAGAACCAGAGCCAGAATTAGATTTTGAAGTTTGGAAAGAAAACTGGGAAGTTGTCGGGCTTTTTGTACGTATTGGTACGCAATGGCGTACTTCTGTAGGAGGTGTTACAGGTCTTGATTACTCTGCGGTGATAGCAGTGATTAATATGTACGCATACCCAGAGCCGCAATCTTTGCTTGAGGATCTACAAGTTATGGAAATTGCTGCTATGGAAGAAATGAACAAGGAGAAGAAATAAATGGCACAGGGAACGAAGTGGGATTTATTAGTCAACCTTAAAACGAAGGGGACAAAAAACCTGAAGGCAATGGGTAACTCCATGCAAGGCCTACAGGGGAGAATAAAAAACGTAACGGCGTCTGTTCTTAGTCTTAATAATGCATTTAAAGCTTTCGCTGTAGTAATGACAGCGAGGACTATGAGCTCGTTTGTAAAAGGAGCAATAGATCAAGCTGATGCTTTTGGGAAATTAAGTAGGCAAACAGGTATTGCTGCCGATACTTTGCAGTCTTATGTCAATGCAGGAAAGCTGGCTGGGGTAGAGCAAGCGACCATTGAAAAAAGTTTGAGACGTTTAGCTCAATCTATGAGGGAAGCTGATCAAGGCGTTGCGACATATTCAGATGCTTATGAAGCTTTAGGTATTACTGTTCGAGACTCTGACGGCAACCTAAAAGAATCAGAGGTTCTTTTTGCTGAAATTGCTGATCGCTTTAGGGACATGCCGGATGGCGCAACAAAAGCTGCGTTAGCAATGGAGATCTTTGGTCGATCTGGATCACAGATTATTCCAATGTTGAACGAAGGAGGTGAAGCATTAGAAAAATGGAATTATCAAACGAGCGAAGGTTTCGCTGCAAATGCTGAATATTTCAACGATCAGGTGACGATGCTTGGATTTGGTTTTGATGGCTTTAGAAAACAATTAGCAGATGAGTTATTGCCCACATTAAATGCAGTGATGGAATCATTTTTAGAGTTGTTTGGTACTGAAAATGATTGGACGTCATTCTTTACTGCAATAAGTATTTCAATTCGTAGTGTAGCTTTTGGGTTGATGTCTACGGCGGTTGCTTTAGAGGAAATTGGTAATTATATGTCGAGGTTACAAAGACGATTTGGCCGTTTGATGAGTGGGGAACAAATGGACGATCCAAACGCAGAATATATGACAGGTGTTAAGGAGCGCTTTGAAAGAAATAAGGAAATATTCGCAAAATTAATATCGGGCGAATCAGAAGCCGGTGAAAATTATTATCAAAAAGGCACGGATGGAGCAAACAAACTTAAGTCTGCATTGGATAAAACTTTTGGTGATCCGATGAAGTCTAAATTAAGCACCTTTGTCAATTCTTTGGGTGATATTGGGTCGCAATTAGATAATCTTGCTATTAACACTATTACTAAGTTGGAGGATTCTTTGTTTACTTTTCTTACTGAAGGCAAGTTTAAATTTAAAGAATTTGCAGATTCTATTATTAAACAAATAATCCGCATGGCAATTAAGCAGATGATATTTAATATTTTGGCTGGTTTTACTAATCGCAATGCAGCCGCATCAGCACCAGTAGCAACACCAACAACCACTAAGAATGCTTTAGGCAATACATTTGCGAATGGTATTCAACCTTTTGCAAGAGGTGGAATTGTAACGAAGCCAACTCTCTTTAGATACCAGCAAGGTGGTCAATTTCGGAGGGGCTTGATGGCCGAGGCGGGGCCTGAAGCAATAATGCCTTTGCGTCGTGGCCCTAGTGGTCGCTTGGGTGTCGAAGCACATGGTGGAGGTACGAACATCTCAATAGCCGTAGACGCAAAAGGAAGTAGAGTCGAAGGTGATGGTGCTAGTGCTAAAAGGTTGGGCAATGCGATATCAGAAGCAGTTAGAAAAGAAATTGTTCATCAACAACGACCCGGAGGATTGCTTTAATTAAATGGCTACTTTCCCTTCTGTTGCACCGAGCTATGGCATTCAAAAGGATCATCGACCTAATTTTAAGAGGACGAAATTTGGTGATGGATATGAACAAGTGGCGAAATTTGGCATTAATAACAATCCGCAAGAATGGACTTTGACTTTTGAAAATATTTCAGAGTCAGATTCTGATTCTATAGAGACATTCTTAAACAGTCGTGCAGATGATGCTGCCTCTTTTAATTGGCTTCCGCCAAATGAATCTGGTTCTGCAACAGATTACCAATGGCGTTGTTTTGAATGGAATAAAAGAATTGATTACCCTACTGTAGCAACTATTTCATGCACTTTTACACAAGTCTTTGAGGCTTAATTATGGCATTTAATTCTTGGGCTGCTAGTACTAGTTATTCAGTTGGTAATGTTGTTCGTGCAAGTACTCTCCAAGATACAGGTCTTGTTTTTAAATGTACAGTAGCCGGCACAAGTGACTCGACGGAGCCTGTATGGCCGAAAGTATTAGGAGGTTCTACTATTGACAATACAACTTTAAAGTGGCTTGCCGTTACTGCTGTAGGTGAAGAACTTCAAAAGTTAGCACCCTCTGCAATCATTGAATTGTATGAGATTAAATTAACACCAGCATTAAACGATGTAGCTTCAGAAACCACGCTTCGTTATCATCCAGGGACAAATGAATTAAGCAGTAGAATTACATTTAATGGATTTGCTTATGATGCAGTGCCAGTAGAAATTACTGGTTATGATACGACAACTAAAGGGGTCTTACCTAGGCCAACTATGAGCATTGCTAATGCAAATAATGCTGTTTCTAATTTATTAGTTTCAGGTGGAGCAAGTGGTGGAGCAATGAATCCATTAAAAGCAGAAGTTAAAAGAATTAGGACATGTGTTAAATTTCTTGATGCTGTTAATTTTACTGGAGGCTCAAATCCAACTGCCGACCCTTATGCCAAATTTGATGATGATATTTATTATATAGACAGACTCGCTAGCGAGAATCCATTTACCGTATCATTTGAGTTGGTGAGCAAGTTAGATATGACAAAAGTGATTTTACCTGGTCGTCGTTTCTTAGAATATTGTCCTTGGGAATATAAAGATCCTAATACTTGTGGTTGGGAGCCCTCAGGCAAGTATTGGGATGTCAATGATAAAGGAGTAGAAAATTATAGTGAAGATGTTTGTGGAAAAAGATATAGTAGCTGCAAAAAACGTTTTGAAACAAGAGACGCTTATAAAGATAGATACCCCTTTGGAGGTTTCCCCGGTGTCAGAATGGGTCACTAATGCTGAGAAATATCTCTTAAATTCGTGCTCTATAGAAGCTTGCGGTGTAGTTGTTAAAGATCAATTTTTCTCTTGTAGAAATATTTCAGAGACTCCAGAGAAAAGTTTTGCTTTACATCCAAAAGATTATGTAAGAGCAAGAATGAAAGGGAAAATTACAGCAATTATTCATTCACATCCAAAAGGAGGAGGAGCAAGTAATGTTGATATCGAATCTTGTAATTATTCCAAGGTTCCTTTCTATATTTTTTCTATTCCGGATAGACAATGGTTGATTATCGAGCCGCAGGGTTAGTTGGGCGTAAATGGTCTTATGGCAAGAATGATTGTTATTCATTAGTGAAAGATTTTTACAAATTACTAGGTATTGAATTGCCTGAATTTGAACGTCCAGAAGATTTTAGATGTTGTGAAAGTATTTGGTTAGATCAACTGCCTAAAAATAATTTTTACGAGATCGATATGGAGAATCGCCGCCCTAATGATTTGTTGATTTTCCAAATTGGAACCAAAACCCCTATGCACGCAGCAATCTTGTTACCAGGGGAGACGATTTTGCATCAAAGGGCGAGGTCTGTTAGCTGTAAGGAACATCTATCTCTATATTATGTAGAGCAAGTCAATTCTGTATTCAGGCATGAAACAGATAGAGCAAAAGGTCATATTGCTAGATGAACTGGGAGAGAAGTATGGGAAGGAGCATGTTTTTTACAATTTAAAGTCGCCAATTGAAGCTTTTCGTCTCCTTTTCCTTAACTTTCCAGAATTACAAAAGGAGATGGCTATTGCACATGAAAAAGGTATTGCTTATTCGCTAGTTCAATCAGGTGTCAACATTAAGGAGGACGAGCTTGAATTGCCACTCGGAGTAGAAGATCTAGTAGTAGCACCTGTCTTTGTTGGTGCAGGAGAGGATTTTGACTGGAAAAGAGGTATAGGGTACCTCATCGCTGGCGCTGTACTTATCGTTACTGCAATATTTGCTCCAGCTTTGTTACCCGGGCTTGCCCAAGCTTCTTGGTTTGCAGGAGCAACGACTGCCATCATGGGAATCGGAATCTCTTTGGCAATAACGGGTGTCTCTCGCATGATGTCGGGCGATCCTGAACTTGATTCAGGGGATGGGAGCAGTGCAAGCAGTGATTCAACAGGGGGGGCAAGATCGGCAAAACGGGGTCTAGATGGCCAATCCAGCTATGCATTTAGTGCTCCCCAAAATATCATTGCCCTTGGGTCAACAATTCCTCTTGTGTATGGTGAATGTTTTGTTGGTAGTGCTCTGCTCTCGTCAAAAGTAAGTGCCAAAACTGTTGATGAAGAAGATATAAAAGGCTACTTGATGGAACCTGGAACAGATACGGTCACGATCGGAGGGGAAAGGTTGACTAGTGGTTGGAATAGCAAAAGTGGAGTACGAACCAAAAGATATAAAAGGTCTTTAGGTGAAACTCCAAGTAGGGCTTATAGGCCAGGGGAACATGTCGAGCTTAGTGATGAAGAATGGGAAGATACCCATAATATTGACAAAAAAGATAAAGGTAAAAAATTCGATGTTGTGCTTGCTTTAACAGATGGTTTATATAAAAGAGTCTCTACAAAAAAATCAACTAAGATTCCTGGTTGGATTACTTATAAGATCTCGGTTTATGACGATATAGATGTAGAGGATGACGGGAGGGGGGCTTTTAATACAGTTGTAGGTCAAATTACTGCCACAGTTCAAGGGCTCTTGGAAACGGATCAAAACTTCAGGTGGGCACACCGTTTTCAATATTCAACGGCAGGAGAAGGGGATCGCTTAGAGAAATTTAAAATAGAAATTATTGATCATGGATGCACAGAAGAAGATATTGGAAAGGGTGGAAGTCGAGATAGTTGTAACTTAATGGTTCAGGCTTATGGAAATAGCTTTGTGAACTGATGCCACTTAATTCTGAAACAACGGTTCAAATTGTTGATGCTCTTTGTGAGGGACCTATCTATGGTTTGGTAGGGGCTCATGAACACAGTATTTATCTAAATGAAACGCCAATAAGAGATAAAGCTAGAAAAGGCGATAATGAGGGATGGAATTTCCCCGACAATTCTGTTGACTGGGATCACTCACTTGGTGGACGTTCACAAAACGTTCCTTATTTAGAAGATAATACTGTTGTTAATACCACCGTAAATGTTGAGGTTGGGTCAAATTATAGTGAAGTGCTAAATGAGTTTAACGAAGTAAAAAGTAGAGATTATGGCGAAGGGGAGGTTATTCGCACAATAACAGACCCCGAAGTAGACCGTGTAAAACTGTTATTTACGATTCCTAAGTTGTTTTGTACAGCTATGGAAGGTCTAGCCAAGGGTCAAATGTTCTGGGCTTCAATTGATATTAAGATCTACATACAGTCTGCGGGTGGAAACTGGAAGAAACAACAAGAAAAGTCTCTAAAAGGTATCTCTGTCAGCAATTATCAATGGGATTCTAGCGAAATTGATTTAGAGGGCGAAGGGCCTTGGAATATAAAAGTTGTGAAGAATGTTCCTAGTAGTACTTATTACGGACATGACCATGCTTTTGAAATTAAATATAAGAAGTTTGAAGATATTTCTGAAGACACACCACTTGCACAGGGGAGAGGAAATCAACTTATATGGAATAGTATTAATGAAATTAAAAAAACAAAAAGTAATTATGCTTATACATCATTAGTCGCATTAACTCTAGGTGCTGAAACTTTTTCTTCCTTACCGAACAGGGCTTATCACATTAGGGGAAGGAAAGTAGCAATTCCACATAATGCGATCGTAAGAAAACATGGTAAGGATGGTGAGTATTCATTGGAATTTAGCGGCCCATTTAATGGCTCTTTAAAGGGTTCTGATGATGATGATGGGAATTTCGAGGTGGAGGAACATTACACAACCTGCCCAGTTTCTTGCTTCTACGATTTATTAACTAACAAAAGATATGGATGCGGCAATCATATCAATGCAAACAATATTTCATGGGTTGATTTATATCCTTTGGCACGATATGCAAATCAATTAGTTGATAACCCAGATGGCACGAGAGAAGCAAGATTTTCTCTCAATGTTGTAATGGCCGGTTCAAAACAAGCTTATGGAGTTCTTCAAGATTTAACATCTACTTTTAGAGGAATGTCTTATTGGGCCTCTAATACGGTTCAAATTGGAGCTGATCATGGCGCCATCGATGAGGATGGTGATCATATCTCAACTGATCCCGTGGCAGTTTATACAAATTCGTCTGTTCTTGAGGGTGGTTTTAATTATGAAGGTTCGGGCCTTCAAACACGAGCGACTTCTGTGATGGTGAGATACATGGATATGGATAATTTAGGTAAACCAAATTTTGTAATTGTAGAAAAGCCTGAATTAATAACTAAATATGGATTTAATAAAAAACAGCTTATTGCTTTCGGAACAACTTCAAAATGGCAAGCAAGAAGGTTAGGGCGATGGGTTCTTGCAGT